CGCCCGAGTCATTCACTTCTGCGCGAGTCATGCGGCCCGCGCCTTCCTTCGCGCGAGCCTGTACCAACTTAGCCATGAGGTCGATGAGGTCTTTGCAGTGGCCGGGCACCTTGACGCCGGAGTTATCCATCAGGTCGATAACGAATCGAATTGATGCAACGTGGCGAGGTGTGAGAACAAAGACGGGATTCCCCGATACGGTGTGTTGGAGTAGTGGTAGGTCTTTCGCTTTCTGTTTAGCCCACGGCTGCTTGGGTGGCTTTGGCGTGTCCCACGTTCGTTCCATTGTGCGAGTTTCCTTCGCTTCCTTGCGTCGGATTGAATTGTACCAAGTCCAGTAACGCAAACAAGTTGCGCCGGGCGTCTACAACATGCACAAGCGTAACGCCGCTGACGTTCGCGCAGAAAGCGCGCTCACGTTCGCGGTAGATTGTGGCGGCGTAGATGATGGTTTCGGTGGTGTTCAACGCTTGCTCCTATCAATCACCCCGCCAGTCTCGTACTGCTCGCCCCACTCGCCTGACTTGCGGGAGAGAAGTGCGTCGATGATGGGCTGCCAATCTATGCCGCTGCTGGTGGTTTTCATGTCGTTGTTTTCTCGCGTCACTTCGCCGACTGGCACACGCAAGCCTTGGTCGGTGCCGCTCATCCACGGTCGGGCCACGCCTTGCACGATGTTGCCCGTGATTGCGGTCGGCTTGCCCAGCATGTACGAGAAGCCCCACTGTGCAGGCTCACCTTCGCGTGCGTCGGCTAGCAGGTTGTTGCTGACGGTGGCGGAAGTCCAGACTGTCTTCGATTCGTCGGTCGCGTTGTAGGCCATTGGGTGGCCGGTGCCAATGCCGGTGTTGAAGCCCCAGCACACGTTTGATTGAATGGTGAAGTCGCCGCCGCGAGCCTGGATTGCTGCACTGCCGGGCAACCCCACCCAGTTGTTCACGACAATGCGGGTTGCGCCCGCCGTGTGAACAAGGTACATGCCGTGGCAGAATTGGTTGCGGCTGCCGTTGTTGTATAGCACATTGCTGTCGATGAGCGTCATCGTGTCGGCTGACGCGAAGATGCCTTGGCTGTGGCTGACGGGGTGGCGTTGGTCGCGGATGATGTTGCGTCGGATGCGGATGGGGCCGGTTCGTTTGTCCATGCCCTGAATGCTCACGCCGATTGCGCCGCCTACGAGTTCGCAGTCTTCGATGAGAATGTTCTTGGCGTCGCCTTGGATGGCGACGATTGCACCGTGCCCATCGCCCACAAGTCGTAGCCCGCGCAATTCGACGTACTGCAAGCCTCCGACGATTCGGCACCCGGCTCCCACTGTTGCGGGCAGTCGAAGTGTTGGACGCTCGCCGTTGGGTCCGGGTAGTCCACGGATGACGAGAGGCTTGCCAGCCCGTCCTCCGTAAGCAAGGCCATCCATGCCGGGCCATGCGATTGGCTCGTTCCATTCGCCGTATGGAATCGTGATGATTCCACCATGCTGTGTTGCACGAACGGCGGCGGCGATGGTTGGAAACTCTGGTGTTCCCACGACTCGCTCCATGCATACGGCACACACGACAGGCGTGAAGCCTCCGTTGCTGCATGGCCCACCTGCAAGTACCGCCAGCCAGTCTGTAAAGTCTCTGTCATCGGGGAAAACTCCGTCGCCGTTGAAGTCAATGGTGTCGCACGTCGGGCAATCGGCACCCGCGAGGACGTTGGAGAAGTCGGTGGTGTCTTGGTCGGACGGGTACACCCCGTCGTTGTTGAAGTCGAGGTCGGTGCATTGGGCTGACGCGGTGGCCGCGATCAGCGTGGATGCGATGATGGTTGCGAGTCTCATGCCTTTCCTTCCTGCCGCGTGGGGCGGCTTGGGTTCTTCGTCGCCACTACTCCGCACGCGAAGCATTGCCAATACTGCTTGCCCGCTTCGTATTTGACAACGCACTTCTTCCAGTTGTGTTCACACTTCGCTTGGATGCGGTAGAGCGAGCGTCGATAGCGTTCGTGACAAGTGGACGTTTCGCGCGTGAGTCGGTCGCGGGCGCGCTTCACTGACTTGGCCGCTTGCTCGTGTGTCATGTGGTTTCCTTCCCCTCGCGGGCGGCTTAGTTACCGTGAATCTTGGCGAACACCGCATCCAGCCCCATCGCGCGGACCTGCGTGTTCGTCTGAAAGTTGTTGCGAATGTGGAACCATTGGAAGTGCCTGCGCCACCACGAATCTGTGGGCTGGGCGTGACTGGTGAGCCACGTCGATGGAAGCAGGCGGATTTCGATGTGACCTTGGCGGCGCGGGAAGTGCCAGCGGAGATGAAAGGCGATCATGTGGTTTCCTTCCCCTCGCGGGCGGCTTCGGCGGCGGTAATGACGGCGCGAAGTCCTGCGAGGTAATTCATTTCGGCAGCGTCTGCGTCGATGCTCATGGCTGCGTAGTCAATCGCTTCGCTGGCGAGGCTTTTGCACTTCTCCACCGTCGCGTTCGCGGCGGCAAGTTCCTCGCGGGCGGCGGCGAGGTCGCGGTCTGACTGCTTGATGTACGCAATGAGCCGGATGTCACTGTCGTATTCGGGCCGCGCGGGGATGCTGATGATCGGGCGGGCCTTGCCGACGTTGTTGAAATGGCCGTCGATGAACCGCTGGGCAATCTCAGTCGCTTCGGCTGCGCTGACAGGTCCGGCGTCGTGTGCGTCTTGCTGGTAGTTGCGTTCTGTGTTGTCACTCACTTCTTCTTCGCTCCCTTCGTGGGCTGCTGCTTGGTGATGTGTTTTACGACCGTCAGTTTGGGAGATGCCGAAATGTCAACAGACTCGCCGTTTGCGGTGGTGACACGAATCGCCACCCACGAATCACGGTCGTCCTCTCGCGACCCCGCCAAGCAAATTACTTTCAATAGCACCTTGCGGTCCTTGTGGCGGTAGTACGTCGTCTGTCCGCCGATCTGCTCTACGTCGATTCTCATTGCTTCCTCGCTTCCTCAATCTCCCCCTCGCTCACGCCGCACGCGCGGAGGGCGGCGAGGCAGATGGCGAGTTCCTTCGTCTTCTCGGTCGCGGTGAGAAAGCCGCTGATCGTCACCGTGTACGACTCGCCACCCTTGGCAATCTCGTAGTCGTTGAACTGGTCGGCGACACGCATCGCGTCGGCAATGGACGTAGCGGGCATGAAACACTCACACCGATTGAGACCCGCGTCGTCGCCGTAGTACGCGGCATGGTTGCGGACGTAGAAGCCTTTGGGTACGGGGTCGATGGTGTCAATGACCTTCGCCCCCATCACCCTCACCGCCACCAACTCACTCAGCTTGCTCACGGGAGCCTCCTTGCTTGTTCGCCGCGTCGGTTGGCTTCACTTCAATGCGAATGTCGTGGGTGTCCACGAACCACACGGCGGCGGCAAACGATGCCGCGAAACCGAATATGGCTACAAGTGCCCACATCGTCTTGCGAAAGTCGTGGTCGCTGTCTTGCTGCGGCGGCTCGTTTGGCGGCTCTCCGTTAGCGGCGATGTATCGAAGTCGCTTCATCGTCTCGTTCCACCATGCGTTACTTGGTCCGAACATCCTGCTTCTCCTTGTTCCTTTCGAGCCACGCGCGGCCTGCGGGGGTGATGGTGAAACGAAGTGAGTTGTTCCACACTGGTTCAATCAGTTCCGCGAGATGCAATTCGTCGATGATCGCCTGCGCGTCGTCGTAGACCATGCCGTATTGACGCTGGATGTAACTGGTGCCGATTGGTTCCTCGCGGTCAAGCCAGAACGCGAGCGACCTGCCAGCCTTCACCGTCAACCTCACCTCGCCGCTCATGCTGCCTCCGTTGGCTTCAACTTCTTGCCGAGTTCGTTCGCACGCAGTAGCGTGTCCTGCATGTCGTGCTGGCGGTACACGATGACGCGCACGCCCATGTGTTGGTCCTCTGCCATCAACTTCCATTGCTCGCGGCTACGGCGGAAGGCGACGATTGGAGTCTTCTTCCCGTCCGCGTCGTCGCGAGCCTGCTTCCAAGCCGCTTCGAGGTACGCGCTGCCGATGATGGCCTGTTGTGAAAACTTCACTTCGAGGTGGACGTGTGGAAGTTGCTCACAGATAACGTCGGGCGAGTCGCCGCCGCCCGCGAATTGCTGCCCGCGTCGTGCCTCAAAGCCCATGTCGCGCAGGAAGTCTCGGAAGTCGCGTTCGCCACGTTTGCCCTTTTCGCGTGAGTTCATGTCACCCCCGCGATGGTGATGGTGGTGGTGCCGAGGTACAAGCCGGGCCGCTGGTCGTCCCTGTTTGTGTGCATGACAATCTTTTTTCCGTTGTGATATTGATAAACGTGCAGTGTCTTGGTGCGTGTCGTCGCAGCCTTCTCCTCCGCGACCTCCGCCCACTCGCCGCCGAGGGACTCGATCCACGCGCGGGCGGCTGCAAGGGGCATTGTCGGCCACGTATCAGCAAACGATTCAAGCCACTCGCTACAACGCAACACGCCGTGGCAAACAACGCATCGCCGCCGCCCGTCGCGAAACTGCCACACGTTGCCAACTGGTGCTATACGAAACTCATCCCCAGCCCTCACCTCAACTCGCTTGCTCATGTGTGCCTCCGTGCTTGTGTGCTTGTGAATCCCACTCACGCCTCATCTGCCGGGCGTATGACTTCACGCCCTTCTTTGTGTCTCGCCAGTCCCGCCGTTGCTTTGGTGTCGGCCTCGCGCCGTGTGGGAACGGATACGGGTTGCCACGCTGCTCCCGCGTCCGCTTCGCCCTCGACCTCGGCACGCCTGCGGGGGTGGCTCTCGTTGTTCGGGTCATGTGTTCTTCTCCATGTAGTAAACCGCGTGCTGCTTCTCGCCGTCGTTCTTGATTACGTGCCCGTCCTGCCGCAACTCGTAGATTCGCGCCGCCAGCCGCCAGCACTGGCACAACGCAACCGCGTCGATGGGCGTGAGTCGCCGCCCGCTTTGCAACGCAGCGAGGATGATGTCGTTTTGAGACTGGGGTTCCTTGCTCGTCGCCGTGCCGTTGTGCGGGGCAACCGTCAATGATTCCTTGACAGTTGCCGCGAACAGCGGGCCGAGGTTGGGGGGTGGGGTGTGCTTCACGCTGCCTCCTTCGCCCAGTCGGGCCGGGGGTGGGTGGCGATGCCGTGGGCGTCGCAGTAGTTCAACAACCGAATCGCAATCTGCTGGGCTGCCGCGTGGTGTTCGATGCGCTTTAGGCCAAACGAAACCATGTGGTGCGAAGTGTGACCAAACGGCTTGGTCGTCGCTGTCGCGTCGGCCACTTCGTTTAGTGACGGTTTGACGGGCCACACAATCGCCTTGTAAAGCATCCACTGAATCGCCGTCCGGTACGCTGATGCTGTGCCCTGCCTGCGGCAAGTGCGAACCCAAAGCGGGTCCACGCCAACCACTTCGCAAAACTGCACGGCCATGAGGTGCATCGGGCTGTTCTGCAAGGCAAGCCGCTCAATCACGGCGCGGTAAGCAGCCGCGCTTGTGTCGGTCACTCGCTCGTACTGCTCTGGCGTGAGCGACTTGAGGCCAAGCCCCTTGATAATCGCGTCGCGTACAAAATGCTCTATCCGCTTGCTCATGCTGCACGCCCTTTCAAGAAAACAATCCGACTTGCGTTTCTGCCCGCTTCGCGATGGCCCGGTTGCAGTTCTTCACCGCTACCGCGTGATACTCGTCTTTGAGTTCGCATCCGTAGAACCGACGACCACGCAACAACGACTGATACCCCTCCGACCCGATGCCGGTGAATGGCGAGAACACAATCTCGTCTTCGTTGGAATACAACCGCACAAGCCGATCAATCACGCTCAGTTGCAGCGGGCATATGTGCTTCACGTCGTCCTCGCTGCGGCCTTCCGATACATTGAGCGTGTCGGTTTCTTTTATGTCCATCCAGCAGCACTCGGCCCAATCAATCCAGTCGTTGCGCGATACGTTGCCTTCGCCGACGATGGGGGTTGCGTTCTCGCCCGGTGCGCGAAACTTGATGAGGTAGTCGCCAAGGCATCCGCGTTGCTTTGCTCGGTCGCTTTCAAGCCCTGCGAATTGCAACTCGCGAGACTTCGTGCGAATCGCCTGGGCTTGCGGGTTCTTGCGCACAAGCCAGTCGTACTCGAATACCAATCCGGCCCGCTCGCCCAGCCGGATGTTCAAGCCGCGAAAGTCAAACAGGCCCACGCCGCCGGTGCGCCTCATGCGAGGAATCTGCATGACGTGTACCACCATCGCCCGGCCCGGCTTCAGCACGCGGGCAATCTGGCGATAGAAGAATGACAGGTGCAACTTCGCCTCGTGCTTGAGGTTCTCGCTGTTGCCAATGTCACTCTCGCTGCTCGTGTAGGCGTACAACGCCGGGAACGGTGGCGAGAAGACAGAGAAATCGACGCTACGCGCGGGCATCGTTGCCATGTGCGTGATGCAGTCGCCGTTGTGGATGTGAAACTCAGAGCCGGGATTTAGCAAAGTCACGAAACATCTCCTCTTGTTGGCGTGTGTCTTGGTCAACCCGCTTCGCTTTGGCGAGAACGGTTTCGATCATGGGTGCTTCAAACTCAGTCACAGGAATATGGACGCTCAATGGAACTTTGGAGCCAATGCGGTTGGAACGCTTCACCGCTTGGTAAAACTCCTCGTATGAGTCCTGCAATCCAGCGAACACATGCCGCGTTGCAACTTGCAGATTCAACCCGAATCCAAGAATCTTGGGCTTCGTCACAAGTACCCGAATCTCGCGCCGCTTGAATGCGTCGATGATGCGGTGGCGTTCTTCGATTGGCGTTGCGCCGGTGATGTTGCCGCAACCCGGCAGGGCATTCGCAATGTCGTCCTGCTCGTTGTTGAACTTGCACCAAACGATTGTCGATTCGTCAGGCCACGACTCAACCAACTTGGCAACATACCCGGTCTTGTTGCTTTCTACGCGAACGTCGCCGATCCAACCCTTGCCGATGCGGGCGATTGCCGAACGCGAACCGATGCCGCCAGTCTGGTTGACGAACATATCGCCAGTCTTTGCCATGAACGCTTGCCGCTGGGCATCGGTGGTCGGCACGTTCTCAACGTGAATATGAATCGGCGGGATGGTGTTGCAGTTGTCTTTCCATCCGTAGGTCGATGGATTGGTCAGGAAGATGCACCAGTGAGACATGGCCGTGTAGAACGGTTTGAGTGCGTGCGCCTTCAACTCCCATCGCTCGTTAGTCTCGCCACGGTTGACGAAGAAACGGGCCAAGAATGAATTGACCGTTGGGAACGCATCGCAGAAAACGGCGTGATTGGCGTATTCGATGCGGTCGTTGGGTGCGGGCGTGCCAGTCAGGGCCAGTTTGTATTCAACGCCCCGCCCCATCTCAATCAGCCGTGTGCCCCATGCGCCGTAGTGAGACTTGAGCATGGATGATTCGTCAAGAATCAGCCCGCCAAGGTCGCCTGTGGGGAGGTCGTCGGTGATTGCTTCGTAGTTGGTGATTGCAACGCCTTCGCCCGTGCGAAGCCACTCCGCAAGCCCAGCCGCGTTGACGATCTGTAGCGTGTCGTCTTTGTACCATCGCTTCCACTCAGCCGCCGTTTGCGAAACGACCATCAGCGGCGAAACCAACAGCACACGCTTGCCGGTGTGCGCCGCCGCGTGGCGTGCCACCTCGGTCATAATCAGCGTTTTACCCAGCCCGCAATCGGCGAAGACTGCAAACCGCTTCTTGGCGATTGCCATTGCAGCGATGTCACGCTGGTAGTCCATCAGGAAGTCGGACAATGCCGCCTGCTTTGCCTTGCGTTTGCCCTTCGCAAGCCCCAGCATCGACGCGTATTCGTCGGGGAATATGGCCGATGCACCGATGATCTTGTACTTTGGCAGCCGCTTGACAGCGAGGAATCGCTCGTAGTCTGCCACCGATGATGCGTCGAAACTCATAATCATGCTGCACCTTGCCCTTTCACAAGCCGCACCTGTGCGGCCACGTTCGCCTTTGCGTCTGCGACTTGTTGCTTTGCCGACTTCTTCAACTCGCCGGCGACTTGCACGTAGTTCACTTTGTTCTCTACCGGCTTGCCCTTGCGCAATCGCCCTACAAGCCTCGTACAGCCTTTCACGATTCGGGCCAGTCCGTCGTCGGGGTACTTGACCAAAGCGTCTGAAACGACCGCCTCGGCCTCTAGCGACGAAATGCCTACGCCGATCAAACACCGGCGGGCATATTCGACGGTGTAGTGCTGGCCGGGCAGGGCAGGGCAGGACCGCGAAGCGGATGAATCGGAAGCATGGCTAGGCTCTGCTTTGTCTTCTCTGCTTCTTTTCTGCTCTGCTCTACTCTGCTCTGCTCTGGTCACGCTTTTGTCACGCTTGACCGTGACAGAATCGTGACGGGACCGTGACAGGTTTTGGCGTTCCTGTTCTTGGGCGCGTTCGCGTGCGCCGTTGCTGTTATGACGGTCCCAGCGGGGAAATTCGACGCCTTTTCGCGTGAACTTGAGCCAGCGGCCCGCTTGCGAAGCGAAGCCTGGCAACCCTGCTGCGGCATCAATCACCGTTGCGTCGGTGTCGGGAACGAAGCCGTTTGACGTGTGCTTTCGTGCCCATGCCCAGACCATCAACCACCTGTAAGCGACCTCATGCGGCGAGCGATTCAGCGCAGTGGCTTGCTTGAAGACGATGGGGTCTTCGTGCAAGTCTGTCCGTGCTTTGATCCATTCGCTTCGCATAGTTCTTCCTTGAACCGTCAACCATCCTGAATCCCCGCACTTCGCCGTTAGGCTGGTGGGGGTGTGTGGCACGACCAATCACAACTTGACTATCCGGGCCGGTACTCTCCGTATCCGCTAGATTTCTCTAAGCCTCGCCCAACGCTTTCGCGCGGGGTAAGGTGTTGGCTTGGCATAGCGGTGCAAGCGTTACCACTCGCTACCCATCCATACGCTTCCATACCTCAACCGCTCGTTTCCGAAAACGCCCAGCAACATCTCTGCTGCTGGTAGTTGTCACGCCGCGTCGCAACTTGCGTAACCCGTGCGTTCCTGTGCCCAACACAACATTTCATTCCACAACCGCTCCGCTCTTACGCGGCTTTGCTTGCTTTGCGCATCGCTTGGAAAACGACCGCCAATTCCTTGATGTCTTTGTACCTTCGCTGGAACTCGACCATCTCGACCTTCGCTTGTTCCAACAACTCGGCGCGGCGGTCTACGTCTCGCATCACGTCAACCGTGCGGCGGTATCCACCGACCCGCCGATCTGACGCCAGCGACACATAGGCCCGCATCGGCTCCGTCTTCCCTTGCGGCAAGAACGTAACGCTTGCGATAAGTTGGCGTGCCTCCCAAAGCCGGTACTCGTGCGCGGCTGTGGTGTTGTCCCACGTAAACCGCTTGTGCAGTTCCGTCTTTGGGTTCTTTGCGAAGGCCACGACTGCGGCGGGGGTGATGACGCCACCGTTTTCCGCCGAAATCTTCTGTAGTTCCTGCTCAATTTGATTACTCATCGGTATCGTCCTCCACGGTCTTCCCGTCCTTGCCAACGATGCTGAATGAACCCCAGCCACACCCATTGCTGTTAGGTGACGAGTTGCGGCCCTCGTGCAATCCAACCTGCATCCCTGCACGCTGAATCAAGTTGATAATGTCGTCGGCCTCGAACATGTCGGCGTCGTATTGCACACGCGCCGTAGCCTCCCAACCCTTCTGGAACATCGCACGCGGGCGAATGTCGATAACGCCGGTGTCGTTGCGAACAACATGCTCGACCTTCTCAGGCTTGGCTTTCGCGATGCGAACCAAAGGCTGGTTGTCGTCGGCGTCGAATCCATCGGCTCGCACGCGGAAAGCCATCTTTGCGTGTGTCATCTTCACGCCGGTAAGCGAGCAGGCTCGCACCATCGCATTACGCAAGCCAGCCGCGCAGAATCCGTGCCAGCCGGTTGCACTCACCCGCTGGCATTCCTTGTAGAGTTTGTCGAAGTCCTTACCCTCGCGAGTCTTCTTTGCGCTGCCCTTCTGCTTGCCCTCGACCTGCTTTGCGCGGTAAGCCTCTCGCGAAGACTTGCCGAACTTGTTGATGACGAGGGGCGAAGTGCCTCGAATCTTCACGCTGATCGTCTTCTGGTTGATTGGCTTGACTGTAACCTCTGCTGTTGCTGCCATAAAAACCGCCTTTCTTTCTGCCGAACCTGCTGCGGCACACGCCGCACTTGAATTCCACGCTCGCCATCTCTGACGTGCGCGGCGTTTGTTGTCGTCAGGCCAGTCCTCGCCGGAGCAATCCATAACGGGCCATATCCGCTTCGTTTCCGAAAACCGCCCCGCCAGCCACCGCCAGCGGGACGAGAGCAAACGGGTGAGGGAAAACCTGCCCGCTCGTTGTCAAACCCCGCTCGCATCCTGCGAAGTGCCGCATCCATGCGGCGCGGGGGAGTCTGTTACGTCTGGCGCACCTTGCACCACCATCCGCGTGCGGGCGGCAAGGTTGTCGGCGGCGGTTTGTTCGGCAACGCGGGCCGATGCTTCGTTCGTCCGCATGATCGCGTCGTGGATCTCGCCGCCTTGCATCCCCGCTTCAACGAGGTCGGTGCGAACATCAAGCGAGAGCCTGCCGATGTTGTGTTTTTCAACGATGCGGCTCGCGTCCAGCATGGCACGCTGGTAGCCAAGTGCGAAGACGCTGCGAACGATGCTGTAGTTTGAGTCGTCTGGTTGGTCGGGGGTAAGCGGTTCCATCACTTCGTCTCCATTGCTGCGGCAAACTCAGCCGCTTCTTCGGGTGTGGTTTTGGGGGCGTCGTCGATGTCGGTGGGCGGTGGCAGTGGGAGCGACAACGCCTGCGTGTCTGTGAATCCGCTGCCAGTCGCGACGCGGGGAGCCTCGCCGTACTCAATCGCCTCGTCGCGGTCGATGATGCCATTCAGCACGTCGGGGAACGCATCGCGCAACGCCCACGAACGGGCACGCTGCACAAGCATCCGCTGCGGGTAGTTCGTCCACGGGCCAGCCTTGCCCAGCAACCCGGCACGCTTCGCGTCGGCCATGCTGAATCGCTGGGTGTACGCGGCTTTGTGCCCCTTGCGGTGAACGGTCACGGTGGCGACCATCTTCTCGCCTTCGCCAGCGACGTTGGCCTCGATGCCTTCACACTCGCCCGAACGCTGCACCACTGCCACCAAACCATCGCCCCAAAGCGTGGGTCGTCCGTTGATGACAGCGATGGATTGCACGCTCTGCCACGGGTTGAGGCCCAGGCTCTTGCCGTGCATGATTGCAACGCAAGCGGCGGCGGGGCTGTGCTTCGTCCAGCCTGCATTGATAAGCAAACTGGCAAGCGTCTTCACGTCGTCGCTGCTGCGCAGGACGGGCAGTTCGTTCTCAAACGTCAACGGCTGCGACTTCACAATCTCGGTACTCACAGTGCAAACTCCTTGTAACGCTTCTTCACCCAACCCGGCAACCCAATCGGTGTCGGCGCGTCCGCGACGCGGCGGGGCCACTTGCCGGACTTCTCGCACTCGGCCCATTCGATGAGCCAGGCGTTTACGATCCCGTCTGCGATTGCCTTGGTGTCGTCGTCAATCTCGAACGTCGCGACGCTGTACGGGGGCGTGTTCTCAATCGCGATGATGACGCTGCGAACGTCGGGCAAGCCCAGCACGTTCCAGCCACGGCGGTAGAAAGCGTTTTGGGTGTGATACCCGAAGTCATAAAGCGACTTTTCAAAGTCTTCCGGCTGCACGCTGCGGGTCGTCTTCACGTCGGCCCATGCGACCGGCTGCTCGCCCACCATGCAAACCTTGTCGAAGCGTGCCCGGCACAAAACCCCGCTCGGATCATTCCAAACCATCGTCACTTCCCGCGGGCCTTCCAGCGAACGCCAGCGGCGGGCGTCCGGGTGTGCGCCGATGCTCTTGCTCGCCTCGCGAATCTCGTTCAATTCGCTCGCGTCAATCGCCGCACCGATGGCGGGGTGTTCTGCTTCGTACTTCTTCTTCGCCGCGTGCGACGTGACCGGAACAATGTGGACCTCGTTCTCAAAGTTCTCACGGTCAAACGCCCAGGCGTGGAAGGCGGTTCCCCATCGGGTCGCCTCGGTGTGTTGGCTGGCTTCGCGGCGTGATGCGGCGCAGTGTGCGGGCGAGTCGGCCATGTGCCGGAGCGTGGAGTGATTGCACGCCCACGGCTGGTAGTACGTGGTGCGGCTCACGCCGACGTACAACCCCGGCTCAGGCTTCGTCGGGTCGAGTTGTGTCGCTGGTTTGAACATTCGTGAATCGCTCCTGCAACTGCTTCATCTTGATCTGTGCGAGTTCGTTCGTGGGCTTTTCGGCGACTCGATACCAGCCGTGTCGGTTTCGTCGGTAGATGCCGTAGGCAAACGGGCCTTTGCCCATCCAGTCGCCCTTATAAAGCGGCTCAATCGCGAACACTGCAACGGGTGCTGCTTGCGTTGTTCCCATGCAAAACTCCTGAAATCCCCCGCCGCCCCTGTGAGAACGGCGGGGACCATCGCGGCAACGCGCCGCTCTTCGTAAACCGCGCCTGCTGGGGCAGACGCGGAGAGGGGGACCGGCGTTAGCCGGTGTGGTGCTGTTTGCGGGCGGCGAATCTATTGCGAACGGCAAGCATGGCTTCGGCGATGATGTACGCATCCTCAGCGAGCCGATCCGCATAACTGATATCACTCTGATCGGCCCACGGCTGGTCGTCAAACCCCGTTCGGTCATCCATGGTTTCACTTCGCATCGCCAAGTCTTCAAGTGGAATTAGTGCTGCAATCGCCTTGGCCGCGAAGTAGTCGCGAAGGGTCATGCCTTGCGACGGTGGGTAATGCTCCGCCATTCCGTCCGAATGCCAAGGAAACGCAGGTCCACCATCGTCAATCTTCTTCTCGTCGCTCATATCGCTGCCCTTTCAATTGCCCGTCGCGCGGGCTTCGTCGTTCATCTCTTTCCACTCGGCGTAGGTCATTTCCTCGTCGTCGTCGTCAACCCCCGCCTTCGCGTCAAGGTCGATCTGGTGAAGGCGGGCGAGTTCGTCGTCGGTGAGAAAGTCCATGCGTGTTCCTTTCAATGCAGCGGGCCGGAGTCGAACCGGCTATGTCGCGTTCATACCTCGTCGGGAATTGAACCCGTGTGCGCTGGACCACCACAAGGCGCATCCTGTTCATACGAGTGCGTGTCGCCGTCCACGCCGCCGCTGCAAACGCACTGGCGGTTTGGTAAAGCCGCCAGCACGGGAGGAGAAGAGAGAAAACCCCGCCGCACCAACAAGGCGCGACGTGGTGCAAGGCTTAGTTCATGGCTTTCTGGACGCGCTTCCAGTAGGCTTCGGTTGCCTTCTTGCGGTCGCCGCGTGGCCCAGAGTTCCAGCGGCGTGCAACGACTTCATCGCTCGCGTCTTTGCTGTAGTGGTTTGAATAGGTGCGAAACATCGCCCGCGACTTGTCGGCACACTTGCGGTCGTCCAGCGTCCAGCGGTCTTCGCCCACGATGCGGTTGCAATCCGCAACCATGATGGGGTGAATCTGCAAGATGCCGACCGCCTTGCCACCGTCGCCAACCGCATCCGCGCGGCCTGACGATTCGACGTGTTCAATAGCGGGGAGAAGGCGGGCGTAGCGGTCGGCGGTGCCAGCACCGAGAGAGAGGAAGGCGCAGGCGATGAGGGCTAGGGTGGGTTTCATTGCTTGCCCTCCGCTTTCGCGAGGGCGGCAAGGGCGGCGCGCGCCTCAACAATGTCTTCCCACTCGATACCCTCAACGGTTGAAGGCTCGCCGTGCATCTCGCACTCGGTCGCGTGTCTGCAAATCTTGCGAAGTGCAGCGACGACGCGGGCGTGCGGATTCAGTTCCCCCGCCTGCTTCCCGTTCGTCGGGACGGGTGAGCCGGTCGCGATTGCTTGGCGGAGGGCGGCGGTGCCGCGTGAGTCTTGGCCGGGGGTGTTGCTCATGCGACACCTGCCTTTGCAAGTGCGGCACGAATGAGCCTCAGTGCTTCGCCAGTCTGCGACGATCCGCCAAACTCAATGGCGTCTTTGGCAGCCTTGCACGCCGCAAGTAGATCGGGGGCGGCGCAAATCAAGTGCCCAACCTCTCTGGAAACATGTGCCGAGATAACCGGGCGTGTTCCGCTCGGTCGCTCCGGCCCACGAACCAAATCGCCGATAAGTTCCCATCCACGGAACGATTCGGGATCGGCTGCTTCCTGTTGCTCCCCAAACGCAACCACGGCACCCATCGCACGCTCTTTGATCTCGTGCAAAGACTCAATCTCAACATCGCATGTTCTGGCGTAGTCGTGGATGCGTTCGAGCGCGTCAAGCAACGCTCGTGTGCGGGGATCAGGTTGTTCGGTTGCCGGGGGGACCGGCTGGTTCTGTGCTGCGCCCATCGCGTACTCCTTTGCGGAGCAGGCGGGCCAGCGAATCAAGGAAGTCGGCTAGTGCGAGTTGAGTACCCGCATCAGTATGCCCAAACAATGCCGATTTCAGATCGGTACTGGTTGGGGATTGAACTTCCCGACGCTGGCCCGTCTGCGGGCCGCGAGAGTCGGATTCATGCTCAGGCCCCTTGGCTTCCTTGGAAGCGGGCGCAGACCTTGGAGACGGGGCCGAGCGTGAAACTGACTCGGATGATTGCTGTGGGTTGTCTGCGCCTGAGACAGAATATCGACCATCCGCCCCACTTGCAACACCATTTGCAAACGAATTTCCTCGCCCGTTTCGTAAGTCGTTGGGGCCGCAATCGTTGTCGTCAAAAGATTTTCGATCCCCGCCCATTACGTCGGGCCAGAGATTGGGAATCTTGGCGACTGCGGCGGCGCAATCGTCGGCAGACGGGTCGTAGTACCGTCCCTCTACGCCCCCTTGGTGACGCATGAGGTAATCGACCATCTTCTCCGACACGCCAGCCCCCGTCAGGAACGTGCTGTAGAACTTCCGCGCCGCGTGCGGGGTGAACTTCCTGCCTCGATAGTCCTCGAACGGGATGCCTGCGGCTTCGCGGTCTTGGGCGAATGTGGCTTTGTTGGGGGTGACGGGGAAAACTGGGTCATCCGCGTTCGTTTCCGTTGCGCTCCCTTGCGCATCCTTACGCTCCGTTACGCCGCCTTGCGCCCGATGCTCCCGCAACCGATCCGCCAGCCATTGCGGTATCGGCTGCTCGCGTCGTTTCTTGCCCTTGTTTATGTCCGGCGTCCAGCATAATCGCGGCGGGTTCAATTCCAGTTGCACATGCTTCCACTTCCATCGCGCCGGCTCGTCTAGTCGGCAGCCCATCGCGAACAAGCACGCCCAGTAAAGCGTGCGGTTGCCCTTGCATCGGCGGTCATTCTGTTCGCGTATCCATGCCCGCAACACAATCGCCCGTGCCTCGGCCAGCGTACCCGCCCGTGCCCCTTCGCTGCTGTCGTCTTCCTCGGCCCGAATCGCATCGGCAAGCGGGTCATGCGGCAATAGGCCACGCTTGTACAACCGCTCGGTGAGGCTGTGTAGGGCGGTCATGCGGTGGTTGATCGTCGAACCTTTCCAACCGCTTTCCGTCGCCGCTCGTTGAATCCAGGCTGTGATATTGTCGTGCGTAAGGTCCGCAACTTCCCGCCAGCCGGATTCTCGCATCGCGCGGTAGGCAATCTGCCGGAAGGCTTCGATGCTCTTAGGCTTCTTGCGCCGGAGCCGCATGTGGTCGAGCCATTCGTCTATCGCTTCCATGAGCGAACACGCTGGCGGCTTGCCCAGTCTCAACGGTGCGGGTGGTGGTTGTGGCTGCGAAACGTCCGTGCATCGAGCCGCGTCCGATGTGGCGGCGGCGGTCATGCCCACACTATGACTCAACGAACCGTGTGAGTCAACGGAAACTACAACATTTCCGGTAAATTCCACGCGAACGGACTGCCCCGTAACCAGTTGCACGGTAATAACTTGCACGCAAACAGCCCTTGGCGTCCGTGCCGGTGCGATGCTCAACTGGGAGCCTGCGGCAGTCTAGCGCAAGCGGGTGTGTTGTGGGCGTGGTGTTTCCCCCGGTATATATCTCTGCGCGTGGGGGGTGGGTGGTGCGCGGAATCTCACGGTTTTATCAAGATTCTCTCGCCGGTTGACGTTTCAACCACCAACTTCGCCCCCACGTTGTCAAGCAGGGCGGCGTAGGTTGTCACAAGCGGCGTCGTCTTTCCTTGCTCGATGCGAGTGACCATGCCCCAATTCTCATGCGTTTGGCGGGTCGTCTTGCCCGATGCGGCGCGGGCGGCGGTGAAGGCTTGTGATGGGGTGGACGTTTTCATTGTTTGCCCGCTTTCATGCCAGCCTCAAACGCCATTTGCATCACCTTTTCAAGTTGCCAAACTGCAATATCGTGAAAGTCGAGCGAGTCGCGTTTGCGGGTTTCCAGCGTGTCAATGTCCAGTTCTTTGCAAACTTGCTCGCGAAGGCTTGCGAGTTGTTGGGCTTGTTTCTTGGTGGTCGTCATTGTCATTCGCGATACTCCTTTGGTGCAGTAGTCTACACCATATCGGCATGGTGTCAACCTATATACCAAGAATCTAGAGAGATTTTTGTAAGTACCTACCCCGCAACGACATAGCCAAACGCGAATCGTGTGGTAGGATCGTCAGGTGCCTATCACATTGACACCAGACGGAGCATCATGCCCACACGAACGCTGAGAACATGCAACGCTTGCCGTAAGCCGTGCGACGGTTCGTATTGCCAGCAACACCAACACCTTGCAGAACGCACGGCATGGGCATCAACAAAGGGCGAGAGTGCAAGTCAGCGTGGTTACGGCGTCGAATGGCGGCGCGTGCGGGCGATGGTGCTGAAAGAACAACCGTGGTGCGAGATATGCCAGCGGCAGTTAGCCAAGCAGGTTGACCACATCACGCCGCTTGCCCGTGGTGGGTCGCATGAGCGAGGGAACTTGCGGGCTGTGTGTGTAGGCTGTCACAGCGAGAAGACGAAGCAGGACGCGGCAAACGGCAGGCGAACACGTACCCAACCGAGGGGAGGGGGGTAGGGGTCGAATCCTTGTGAAGTCTGACGCGGGACGGATGTGTGGTCCGTT